GAATGACCTCGCGAACCGGCTTGAGCAGTACGCAACGGCTATTGTGCAGGCGGGAGACCCGAAGTTTCTCGACAGTGCCAACCGCACACTAGACTACGTGCGGACCCTCCGCGCCGCGCAAGTCGAGACCGACACGGCTGCGCAAGCCGCGGCAGCCGCACAGGCTACGCCAGCTCCAGAAATCACGCCCGAGCTAGCGGTTACGCCCGCGGCAGAGATGGCACCCGCCGTAGACTCCTCCCCTACTGGCGCGGCGCCGGTACCGCAGACTCCCACATCTGCGGTACCTCAAACCCCTAAAAAACCTAAGCAAGCCAAGCCGGTCGTCGTACAGGCGGCCCCAGAGGCTACACTTACGCCCGCGACGGAAACCGCGGTAGTTCCAGAGGCACCCGCCGCACAGGCTACGCCTGCGCCAGAAACCGCGACGCTTCCCACTGTAACAAGGGAGCTCGGGTACGCACCCATGACCGGTGCAACGCCCGGGCAACCACTGGGCACCGCCGGTCAGGTTATTCCTGCGCCTGTCGCGCCGCCTGTGCGCCCTACGCCCGCTATGCCCGCTACGCCTGCCGCTACGCGTGAGGCCCCGATCCCTTCGATGGAAGCCGAGAACCGGGCGTTGGGTAACCGCATCGCTGAATGGTTTATGGGCAACGCTCCGGACGCCGTGAAGTCGCAGGCCCTTGCGTTGGTCGAATACGCAGAAACTACGCCAACCACGATTGCCGACAAACGTGCAGTCTTGAATCTCCTCGCGGCAAAGCCGAAAAAAGGCAAAGGTAAGATGTCGCCCGAGTATGCGGCATACGCCTACTTCAGCAAGAACCCGGACCCGGGAACGGCGCTGCATGCTATCGCCTACGATCTGGCCGCCGCAGGTGAAACATCGGTGCCGGAGTTCCGTAGCAAAGCCAGCATCAAGCAGGGCGAAGATGTCGTAACGCCTCAGCTACAGGCGGACATAGACTATTTCACCGACACCGGTACCGAAGCGGCGTTGCGCGCCGCCCGCTGGATCAAGGACAACCTGTCCGTCGAAACGGTGGCACAGGCGAAGCAGCTGCAGGACAAATACCGCCCTCGTAACTTCGAGGCCGTAGCAGAGGCTCGCGATGCTCGGAAGGCGGCCCGCACGGCCGCCGCCGCCGAAAACGCCAAGCAAATGCGTAGCTACAGCAACGACCCGGACGAAGTAGTGTCCGACGCGGAAAGCGCGGCCGAGTTGGGGCTGGCGCAAGAAGATTTGCGCGAATACTCCGACTTGATGGCGGACTTCCAGCCGCTCAATCTCGGCGGCACTGCACTGCACCCGCGCGTCGTCGAATACCTACGTGCAGGTGATTTGGTTGGCGCCCTACGCAACTTTGCCGCAACCACGACCAACCGGTATGCGCGGGACCTTGCAACCACGCTATCTGCCAAGCTGCCAGCCACACCCGTGCAGGTGCTGCCCGAGGCGGAGATGGCTCGCATCCGGGATATCACAAGTCCGGAAATGCGTACGTTTGGCGTGCTCGCTCCAGCCGGTGTATTTATCCCCCGAGGCACCCCGGCGCAGATAGCCAAGAAGCGCGCGACGGACCCCGAAGCCGCAGCCGTATACGAACAGTATGGCGGGCAGGTGCTTATAAACGAAACCGGTGGCCTAGATGCCACGACCTTGCTGCACGAGGTATCGCATGCAGTAACCGATGGAGTTTTGACCAACCCGTCGCACCCGCTTACGCGGCAGATGGATAACTTGCGCAAGCTGCTGCTCACGTTCATGCCAGAGTCGACTTACGGCCTGTATAACGTACGGGAGCTTCTCGCTGAAGGCATGACCAACCGCGAGTTCCGGCGCGATCTGTCGTTGGTAAACCCCGGGGCGTCGGCGTTCTCAGCGTGGGATATGTTCAAGCACAACCTGAACAACTTCCTACGCAACCTCGTCGGCCTGCGCAAAAAAGAGCTGGGGTCTGCACAGGATGCGTTTGACCGTGTAGCCGCCGCGGTTATTGCGTCGTCGGCCAGCGAGCGCGGCGCGGGGGATGTGCTTGCGTCCTCGTTCCGGCCGGGCGGTGCGGCGTCGGTACTCAAGGAATTTAGCGACCGTATATCGGTGCCGACTGAGGCAGATATCGATACGTTGAAGGCGCAGCTACGCGACGTCAGTATCCCCGCCTCATGGAAAGACACCATGATTTGGGCGACGATGCCGCTCGACTACGTCGCCGATGCGGCCAAGAAATACTTCCCGACCACCGCGCGGCGGATACATGATCTGGTGCTGGAGCACGCACGGGAACAGCAAGTCCTCGTATCGCGGGTCACCAATACCGTCAAAGAGATCGCCGCATGGGTCAAGGGCAACGCGGACAAGGTAGATGACTTCAACCAAGTCCGGTTCATCGCTACGCTGAACGAAGTGGACCCGCGCAAACCACGTACCGCGTACAAGGGGTACTCCTACAAATACAAGGTGCTGGACGCCAACGGCATCGTATCGCGCACAGTAGAGTCGCAACGGTACGCCACCGAGAACCTACGCAACCGCGCGATGCTGGCACAAAACAGCGCGAACGTACCGAACATAACGAAGGCGAAGCGCAGCTTCGACGAGAGCGACGATCAGCTGGCCGTGTACGACCGCCTCGCTCCTATGTACAACGGGCTCGGGCCCGAGGGCCGGTCTGCGCTGGCGCGTGCTTTCGAGCTCTCTACAAACTTGAGTGCGGACTTAGCACAAGTGCTGAAAGACCGGTTGGATTCGTTGCTCCCGAAGGACAAGGCACTACAAGATCGCATCTACGGACAGATATACGACAAGGTGTTCGCGGGGAAACTGATCGACCCGCACCAAGCGCTACAGCGGCGCGGCGACTACTGGCTGTCGTACGAGTTCAACGACCCGGAAACTGGCGGTGTGGAGCTGGCTAAGCACTCGTTCGTAACCGAAAGCGAGCGCCGCGTGGCGATACAGCTGCTGCAGCAGCAGCCGGACGAAGCGGGTGTCCGTAAGATAACCCCGTACCAGCAGGCGGCAGGTCGCGCCCGAGAGCGCGTACCCATGCAGTTCGTTGCACAAGTGCTATCTGCGGTCGAGGGGGCTGATGGGCTTGACAAAGACGTGCGCGCGCAGATCATCGAGATGGTGTTTGACGCAGCGCCTGAGACGTCGTTCATCAACTCGTTCCGCAAACGCGCAGGGCGCCGCGGTTTTATCGGGGACATTACACCCCTCACATCGGGGCTTACACCCGGCGACACGATGACCAACATCCAGTCTAATGGCCTGAAACTCGCCAAGAACATCGCCGACCTAAAGTACGGCGCCAAGTTTGCTCAAGCCAGAAACGCGCTGGCGGAGGAAAACGAGGTGCTGCAACAAGGTAGCATCACCGATGATCCCCTGAAAGCCGCGCAGGACCGCGTAGAGGCGAACTCTTACGCCAAGGCGCTGACTGCATATACCGACTCACCGTTCAAGACCCGTGGGAACCTGTCGCGCAATCTAACCGGCGGGGCCTATGCGCTTACGCTGGGGTTTAACGTATCTACGTCGCTTATCACGCTCATGCAGATACCGATGTTCGTGGCCCCGTTCTTGGCCGGGCGTCACCGTATGCGGCCGACCGTACAAGCGCTAGGTATCGCCGGGCGGCTGCTCGCAGGGACGGGGCGCGAACGCACCGTAGAGCGTGTCAGCGAGACCGGTGAGACTGAGACCCTACGCACCAAGGTGGGCTGGTACGATTTCTCGTTGGACAACCTAGACTTGACGCAGGCGGATAGTGCGTTCGGCTACCTTGCGGAGTTGCAAGATGTCGCTCGCCGCAATGGAGTATTTAACCGGTCTCTGATCCAAGACATCCTGCAGGGTCTCAGTCTCACCGGTGCATCCGGCGCATGGCAGAATCTCATGGCCAAGACGGGTATATTCCAGCACCATGCGGAACGGGCCACACGGGAGACTACGCTGATTGCTGCGTACCTCTTGGTGCTACAAGAGACGGCCAAAAAGACCCACATGGGCGACTACTCGATCAAGCAGCTGTCGGCGAAGCTGCAGGACGGCTCCCTGCAGTTTACATCAGAGCAGATGCGTGCCGCTGCCATGGACTCCGTGAACACTACCGAGAAGACCAACGGTGCGCTATATGCTGCGACTGCCCCCTTGGCGTCGCAAAGCGATCTCGGGAACATCATGTACCTCTTCAAACGGCACCCGCTATCCATGTACAATTTGCTGTATCAGACGGTGAAGCGGTCTCTGCCGAGCAACGCCTCGCTAGAAGACAAACGCATCGCCCGCATGCAGCTGGCCGGTATGATGGGCATGGTAGGGCTCACCGCAGGGGCTCTCGGGCTCCCTCTCGTGCAGCAGATTGGGTGGATGTATGACCTGTTTGCCGACGACGACGAGGAAGACTTCGAGACCGTGGTGCGTACAACCCTCGGAGAGTTCGGCTCCTTCGGCGTCGTGGACTACCTTACGGGGCTCCGCATATCGGAACGCGTGGGGCTCAGTGGATCGTTCTATCGCCCCGGATTTAACACAGAGAATACGCCGCTAATGTACCAGATGATAGAGGGGTTAGGCGGCCCCATTGTAGGGCTTGGCCTTAAATACACCGACCGGGTGCTGAAGCTACAGGCCGACGGCGAGATACAGCGCGCCACTGAGGCCGCAATGCCTACAGCGATCGGTAACGTGTTGCGTGCTATCCGCTTCGCTAACGAGGGTATTCGTACCACGCGGGGCGACCCAATCGTAGGTGACATTGGTCCGTTCGGTGCCACGGCACAGTTCTTCGGGTTTATGCCGGCCAAATACGCCCAGCAGCTAGACATAAACTCGGCGGGGTCGCGTATAGACAACGCGATCAACCAGAAGCGTACCAAACTACTAAGTAAGCTGTACAGGGCCACTGCGCAGGGAGATGGCGCGTCGGTGCGCGATGTCGAGCGCGACATAGACGCGTTCAATCTTAGGCACCCGTACAACCCGATCACGGACGACACCAAGAAGAAGTCGTTGAAGAGCCACGAGACGACGACGTCGGAGATGCACCACGGGGTGCAGTTCAGTAAGCGGAACCTCGATCGCATCATGCGGACGGTGAATGACTTCGGGCCCGCCTCGGCGTACGATTAAAAAAGGCCCCCGCCGGAGCGGGGGCCAGTATCAGGAGGAGAACGACAGTGACACGCTGTCGACTCCACTATATCATGCGGTTCTCCATATGCGAACCCCCAAAATATGGTTCTCCGTCGCTATGACCACCCGCATCTGCCACTCTCGACGAGCGAACACGGCCCCCACCTGCTTGATCGCGGAACTGGTGTTGATGCTCGGTACGAATACCGAGCACCCTACGTGCATGGCGCCCCAATCTACAAAGATCGGAACGCCATCCGGTGATAGATCATCAACCTTCAGAATGCCCATCGGGCACTCCCAACATGTCCATGACAGAACAGTCCAGTACGAGGACGTCGGTAGCCGGTAGGTTCAGCTTCGTGCCCTTGCTCAGCCGTACCTTGGCCTTACGCCCTGCAAGTTTGGTCGTGGCCTGCTGCACGAAAGAGTCGTAGTTCAGGCGATTACGGGCGCACCACGCGCGCAACGGTTTCGGCACAAGAAACAGCTTCTTCGTGTCCGTCTCGTACCGCGCCACGAACTTCATTCTTGGCTGGTGCTCAGGGACCGCGAGAGAGTCAAGCCCGTTTCCGTTGTCCCCGCGCAGGTCCTCGGTGCTCTTGATCCACAGGATACTGCCGTAGTTGTCGTTCACGTAGTCGTTGACCATTGTCTCGATCGACGTAGTCGACTCGGTGTCGGAGCGCTTGTTCCCGTTGATCAGGGTCACCGTGAAGTCGAACAGCTTCGCAACGTCGTAGTTGAGCAGCCCGAGCTCCCGCCCGATGATCAAGGACACTATAGATACCGTGGCCTGCACCGACCACAGGCGGTTGGTAGCGTCTAGCCCAGTCGCCTTGTCGATCTTGCGCTGTACACTCTCGATCAGCTCGCGGACAGTATCGCGGTTGTTGATGATGTACTGAATGAACGGCACTGCTGCGTGCCCGCGGTTGTCTCCTACCCGTGCAGCCAGCACGTCGGTCTCATTCTTAGACGCGAAATTGAACGGCTGTACGTGATACTCTAGGACCCGCTGCGCCTCCGCCCGAGGAGCAGACTTCACCGAATGCACTTTCGACATCATGCTGGTGTTGGTCGACACGCCGATACTGAGGTACCATGGCTCCCCGCGAAGTCGTTCGGCGTTGCTGCCCGAAGACATCCGCCCCTTCTGCCGCCCGCCCGTCGCCGTATACAGCAGCTCGGGAGTATGCTCCGCGGGGAACTCGGTGAACTCATCGAACTGCACCGCGATGTCTTTCATGAGCTCCAGACGGTTCATACGCATGTTCACGGTGTCAGACACCCCGACCATCAGGACTGTCGGATTTCCGTATATCGACAGGGCGACTTTCTGCGTGGTCGTCTTCCCGCGGCCGGAGCCGTCACTGTACATGTCGTAGATCGCCGCATGCACCGGAGTGAGGCGCATAAGCATGGCCCCAAACGACAGGCAAAGCATGTGCTGATAAGGCTCCAGACCGGGCCGGTTGTAGAAATCGGCGTCTTCGACCCAGCCCTCTAGCGTACCTGCGGGCTCAAACGCAGGGAACATGAATGCCGTAGCGGCCGACGGTGGGTTGTACCCGATAGAGTCAGCCTTGATCTCCCGCGACCCGATAACGAATGACGTCATCTCGTCGTCGGTCCAGCCAAACTGCCGACGGGCGTCGTCCGCCACTGTTGTTGCCTGAAGGGTATCTACCCACGAACTTGTGTATGACATCAGTCGCTCCCATCCTTTTCCCATAACTACCACGCCGTACTCGGCCAAAACTTTACGCAGCTCCTCTTTCGAGGTCGCCGCTACAAGCGGGATCACGAACTCCCGCACTCCATCCATAGGTAGGTGCACCCTGCCGACAATGCACTCCCCGTACTCGGCGTCGCGGATACGGCGCACAAAGTACAGGTCGTTGACGTAGACCGGCACGTCTATAGGGTCGCCCGCCTCGTCGGTTTCTCGGACATAGACACCACCGTGCCGGCCGCGCGAGTAGGGCGACGGGTACGCCGGTATCGTGTACTCTTTCACTTCCCCGCCGTGGGCCTTCTCCGCCACAACCACAACCGCATCTTCTGGGTCGGCCAGCTCTATCTCGGTGCCTAGCTGGATAGGTGACGATACCTTACCGAACAGTGGGCAGTCAGCGCACAGTCCCGGATTGATGCCGTCGATTGTAGTGCATCGGTGTGGGCCTACGGCACCGCGCATCTTACGCTCGGTGTCTTCCCACGAATAGTCTGGGTGCTGCGCCGACATAGCCTTGGCGCCTTTTTCGGCATCTTCACAGAACGCCGCAATCGACAACATAGCACGCCACAGGGGCTCCGATATCTCGGACTGGTTCTCAAACGCGTACCGCACCTGCGCACACCCCGTGCCGCCCATAGACTTAACCAATATAGGCTTGAAGCGCGAGGTCTTGTTCCGCATCAACCGCTGCATGACAGGGTCATCGGCTACGGACATCTTGGGCATATTGAACAGCGTAGCGGGTACGGTCACTGTCGGGGCAACGGGGGTCGTGGCACCCAACACCGCCGAAAACTCCTGCATAGTGTACGGCTCTACGGCTCCGCCTTGCAGGAGTTTTACAGGGTTCGGAGGGTTGTCTTTGTAGTTGTGGGTCTGCGGTATACGCAACACCCGCGCTGCGTCCGACGTGCACGACGTATCCGACGGTAGCCCGAGGGCTGCACATGTGCGCTTCAATGCGTCGGCCACTGGTCGCCATTCCGCCACCGTCACGGGTGCAGTCAACGGCCAGTACACGTGCACCCCACGGCCGCTGTCGACCATGTAGGGTTTGCGCAGCCCCGCGGTCTTGCAGAATAACCGCAAGGCGGCAATCGCCGTGGCCTTGTCGGGGAACTCCTTCGTGGGGCCGCAATCCAGATCAAGCCAGAAGGCGCGCAGCTGGGCCACATTCGCCGCAGTGCGGGTGCCCGCCTCGGCGAATGTACCTAGTGCGAAATACGCATCATGCTCATTGCGGTCCATCGCGTAGGCCGCGTCGACCAGCTGATCGATTGAAAGGTAAAATTTCTGTACTTTGCGTTTCGTCTCGGCGGAGAAGCCGAACAGGCAGTAATACCCGCTGTCGCCGAGGACAGCCTCCAAAAACTTCGTTGTGTCCATGTCTACCGCCCGTCAAAGAAAGAAGCGGCCATGAGTGTACCCATGGCCGCACCGTAAAAGGCGGATCAATCGTCCCAATCGTCGAGGACTGAGGCCAGCTTGTCGGCCGTCTTGGGCTCTTCGGTCGCAGCCTTGGTGGTCTTAGTCACCTTTACCGGTTCTTCTACGACCTCGTCGTCGCCTTCGCCATCGTCGTCTTTAGGCGCAGCTTTCTGGGCTTTCGGCTCTGCCGTGGCTTTCGGCGCTGCCTTGGCTTTCGGCTCTGCCTTGGCCTTCGGCGCTACGCCATCAGTCTGCGACACGGTGAAGGTGATCGCCTTCTGCGCGTCCTCGCTATCGCGCAGCGCGATTGCTGCCTGCAGCTCTCCCTCATCCAGCGCACGTACCGGCTTGAAGTACAGCTTCGGGGCTGTTGCATCGTCGTCGAACCGCATCTCGGTCATGACCGCAATAGCGGGCGTGCTGTGTGCAGACAGGAACTTGATGTAGGCCTGCAAGCCCATGTTCTGGCTTTTGGCTTCGCCGAAGAGTGACGTAGCGGGAAGCTGCAACTGATACACCTGATCAGTCTCACCCTCCAACATAACCGCCAGACGCTGCGAGAAGCGGCATGCGCGGGTCTCGCCTTGGCCGGACCCTTTGACGTTCATTGGGCAGTCAGCACAACGAGCCGCTTGGCGGTTCTCTTCTGGGACGTCCGCACTTGGGGTGCGCGTATCCGCAGACCAGCACATCGGGGCCGACGGATTCTCGGCATCGAAGGCGCCTTCGTAGTAGGTGCGGGCGATTTCGGCGGCATTCACGATAACCATATTCAGCGAGTTGCCCTTGCTGACCGACACCTGCTCACCGTCAACTACCATGCGGAAACGGCTTCCGCGGATGCTGATACGACGGCCCGAAGCACCGGTGCCACCCGACAGCTTCTTGTTCATGTCCATCAGCGACTTAAACAGGTCGCTTCCAACGAGGGCGTTGCCCTTGAACAGTTCGAGATCACTCATAGTCATTCTCCATCATTATGCGTAGCTTCATCGGCTACGTCTTGGTCAAAATCAAACGCAAGCTGGCCGTCATCGTGCGGTACGGTGACCATCTTGTCTAGTAGTGCCGCCTCGACACGTGCAAGGTCAAACCTAAACACGCGACCCAACCGAAGATAAGTACCGGTGGGGATGTCCCCCGACTTCACCATCATGCTGATGGTGGCCGGTGACACGTTGAAGTGATTCGCCGCTTCCGCAGTCGTCACGTATTTCTGGGTAGTGGTCATGCTTTCCTCACAGAGATTACGTACTCCGAGTCCACATTCAGGCCCGGCGGTACAGCTTCAGGGTTCTCTGCCAAATATTCTTTCACTACGGTCTGGTTGAGACGCTTCTCCATAAACTCTGGTGCTTCGCGCTCCAAAATAAACCGGTGCATGGCTTCCCAATCACTTGTCCAGTACCGCGTCTTGACTGTGCGATAGAACAAACCTTCCGTAGTGCGAACGCTTTCGACGTTTTGCTCTTTGCAGTAGTCGAGCAGGGCGGCCTTGACCATATCCATCTGCTCGGAGAGCTTGCCGTCAGCCTCTTTGAACTCGGCAGCGATCTCCGCACGCTTTGTGCGGATTTTAATGTAGATACGCGTCAGGCGATCAACTGAGGCGTCAACAGGGGTGTCAGTCATGATGTTCTCCATGTAGTGTTGTTTTACGTGTTCTAGGCTGTTTCACTCGCCTAGTCAAGCACACTCGTATATAAATCGATCATTTTTGAGTGGGCGTCGATTTTGTCATCCAGTAGCCCGTATATGCGCCGCTCTACAGGCGACCCTGCGAGCTGCACTACGGTGCATTTGTTTACTTGGCCGGAGCGGTGTACCCGCGCATTGGCCTGTGCGTATATCTCCAATGATGCCGTGGGTGCCCACCACACTACGGTGTCGGCAGCGGTCAGCGTCACTCCGTGGGCCGCCGCCTGCGGCTGGATCACTAGCACGCGGGGGTCCGGCGTAGTTTGGAACCGATGGAACGTGTTTGTCCGGTCACCAACTTTGATGCTGCCGCTGATCACCTCGGTCGTTACACCGTCGGCGCGCAGCTTTTCAGTCAGGATGTCGATCGTATTCTGGAACGGCACGAACACCAACACCTTGTTAGGTGTCTCGTCGATAACCTCTTTGAGTACGTTGTACCGAGACGTGATGTCGAACTGCAGGGTGTGCTTGTCATCGGTGTAGGCCGCTCCCGCGGATACCTGAAGCAGTTTCGTCATCACCACGGCAGCGTTTACGGCGGTCACTTCTTCCCCCGCCGCAGACATCATGTGGTCTTTGCGAATTTGGTCGTAGTACATCTTCTGTTGCTTGGTCAGCTCAACGTGGCGTTTGATGTACACCATGTCCGGCAGGTCTAAGCACTCTGCCTTGGTGAACCGTATCGCGGGTTGGAGTACCCTATGCACGGTCTCGGTGGCGTCGGGCTTTGCGCTCCACTTGAACATAGACGTCTTAATCATGACCTGATCACGAAAGGACCCAAAATACTTCGGGACGTTCTTCGGGTTCACCAGCTTGGCCAGCCCATATGCTTTTTCGGGCCCCTGTGCGGCGGGGGTGCCGGTCATCATCCAGAGCCATGTGTCGGGCGTAACGAGTTTGTTCAGTGTTTTCCACCGCTCGGTTTGGGCACTCTGGTACGCACTCGCCTCGTCCACGATGATCAGGTCGAAACCCCCGGCCGCAATCTCGTCAGCCACGACCTTCAAACCATCGAAGTTGATGATCACGAACTCCGCGCTGCCAGACACGATCTTCTTGCGCTTTGCCGCGGCCCCATAGGCAATGTCTACCGTACGGTGCATAGCCACACTGAACAGGTCGGCCCGCCACGCGGCATCCATAATAGAAACGGGACACACGATAAGGGCGCGGCGCACTAGGCCGCGGTTCATGAGGAAGTCGGCAGCCCACGCGGCAGCTGCTGATTTGCCCGTCCCTTGCTCATTAAAGCAGAACGCCCGCTTGTTCAGCGTCAGAAACTCTGCCGTGGTGCGCTGGTGGTCGAACGGGGTGAACTTTCCGGGCCAGTCATATCGGCCCGAGATTGGAGACGGCGCCGCGATGTTCATGTCTCGGAGTGCATGCACCTGCGGGATGTCCCACTTCACGGCAACAGTGTGCTCGTCGATGCGGCGGCTATCCGGTATGGCGGCCAGAATAGGAGCCGTGTTGCGCATCTTGTACAGAAGCGCCTTATTGTCGATTATCTTCACGGGTGTCTCCTGTTATGCGGTGCGCATAATTATTTTTTCTTGGGTGGCTTACTCAGCGCCCCGCCCCGCGCGCGGTTGGTACTGGGGCTTTCAAGCCGAACGCCGTCTTTGTTCGACCCACCCCGTGCGAGGTCCTTAGTGTGGCTCAGGTCCTTACCCTTGCGCGCACTCTTGCCGTTCTTCTTGTCGAACGCAGCGCGCGCCCGTTGCCGTTCAAGCCGTGATCCGTCTTCGCCACGCTCGCGCTGCTGATCGTACTCTTTCTTGTATGGTCGTTTTTTGTTGACGTATGGCATCAGTTTGCTCCGTTATGGGCACACTCCGTCACGGGGCAGTGCCGTCTGCATAGACCGCTCGGGCGGGGGTTCCATACCCCAACCTCGAACGCTTTATCCATCTTAGCATACTCTGTCAGCCATTTCTTCCATAGAGCGCTCGTACCGTCTAAGGAGTACGTGGATTTCACCGCTTCGTTGGCGATGACAAACACAAGGCCACCCCGCACCTTTGTGACCTGCGGGAAGTGCTTGAACATGGCCAAGGCCATAAGCTCGAGCTGGCCCTTCTCGGCGTAGCGGGCAGACTTCCCCGTTTTGTAGTCGACGATAGTGGCGACGTCGCCATCGATAATGATGAGGTCAACGATGCCTCGGAACCATACGTCGGCGTCGAAAAACCCGCACGGCTCTAGCTCGGCGGTAAGGCCGAACTTATACTCGCAGTGTTTATCGCCGGGCTTGCTGGCTAACGCGTCCAGCACAGGCTGCGCAAACGCGAAGCGTTCGGCTACTGGGGTTCCATCGCGGATAAAATCTTCGGCCGCCTTATGGAACTCGGTGCCGTACCGCATCGCGTCGGACTCCACATAGGGGAACTGCTTGAGCACCGCCGTGTGATAGAACTGCTTCGGGCATGTATCGAACGCCTTGATCCTGCTGAACGACCATGGGGCCGGTGATGGTGGTTTACTGCTCATCGTCTTGCTCCTTTTTCTTGGCCATATGTTTACCTAGCTCGACGTAATAGCCGTCGGCGTCGAATAAGACGTCCAAAGCCGGCATCATAGCGATAAGCATCTCGTGGGAGCTCTCAAATTCTCCCGCTGCCTTTCGTTCAAGAAAGTGTTTGATGAACGGCGTCTCGTGCGCAGGTGTGGTTGCCATCAGCAGTCTCCGTATGATGTGCCTACGCCAGACTCGCAGTTGACTGGTAGCCCTTCGGCCCAATCCGGTATCCAACGCATGCAGGCTTCGATGTACTCCCGCGCCTCGTCGGCCTCGTCTTCGGGTACACAGGATACAACACTGTCGTGCACAGTCAATACCACACGGTGCCGTTTTGCTATTTTAAGCATCTGCTCTCCCACCACACAACGGGCGAGGGCTTGAGTTACGTTTTCGACGCATGCTCCACCATAGAGCCTCTTCGGACCCCGCCGGGTCTTGTAACTATACTCGTAGCCCCGCGCTCCCGGCTCTGCGGACAACCCAGTGTATAGGATCGGTAGTCCGTTCGGCAGAATTATGGCACTGCCTTCGGCGTCTACGGACAGCACCCCGGGTCTCCCGAAGGGGAGTGCGTCACCGCGCTCGAGGTATTCTATGGTGCGCTGTGCATCCTTCCACATGCGACTGATACGGTCATTAGAATACCGATAGATGTCGATAATGCGTTTGGCTTCGTCGAGGTCTACGTCTACTCCGGCCTGCGTCTTGAGGAATAGCTGCAGCTTGTTGTGGCCAACGCCATATCCGGCACCGAGGATCACGACCTTACCGACTTGGCGCTGGCTCTTGTCTACGTCTTCCGGCTGGTTCCCGTACACTTTTGAGGCCATGATCTTGTACACGTCCTCGCCGCGGGCGAACGCCGCAGTCAGGTCATCCTGCCCTGCCAGCCATGCCAGCACTCTCGCTTCAATCTGGCTAGAGTCGCAGTCGACCAATACATACCCATCGGGCGCGCGTATTGCTTTCTTGAGCTGTTTTGCGTGTGGGCCGCGTGAAGGCAAGTTTTGGAGGTTTATTTTGTCTGCGCCACCCCAGCGGCCTGTGTGCGCTGCGTAGTACCGTAGAGGTACCGGAAACCTCCCCCGCCCCCCTATAGCAATGAACCGAGTGGTGCGCGTCTCCTCCAGCGTGCTCTTGCTACCGACCCGCGCGGCGCATAGTGCCTGCACCTGTGGGTCAGGGTGCTCCATCAGGGCCTGAAACTCCTCGTCGTTCTTTGCAAATGCAAACGTCATCTTACCCGTCGTGGGGCTAACCTTCATCGGCGGTATGACGTCCAACTCCTCTAGCATAGAGGCAAACTTGGGGTTCGACATGAGCATCTTACGGTCTACGCCCGCATCTTCGATCAGCGCGGCCTTGGCCCGCTGCGTGCGGATCAGGTGGCCTTCTAGGTGCGGCACGTCGAGTTCTAGCACGGGGTTTGTAAACATCGTCAGCGTCAGGTCTACCAGCTTCAGCTCCGGCTTTGGGAACCCGAGCGCCATCATCGCCCGAAACGCCTCGTAGGTTAGGTGCGTGTCCATGCGGCAGTATTCGCCATAGTCGTGCAGTTCGGCGCGCGTGAAGTCCAGACGGCGTTTACCGATCGCACGGGTCACCTCGTCTCCTTTTGCTGGTAGGCATAGCCGCTCGGCCAACGCCTTCAGGCTGTGTCCGGCATCGACGCCGTACATCGCTCGAGACATAGACAATGTATCGAGCACCACTTTTGGTCGGATACCGCACCGCCATGAAAGGATCGCCGCGTCGAACACGGCATTGTGCGCCACCATGGCGCTGTTCTCCCAATCGTACTGCCGCAGAAAAGCGATCGTTTCTTTGGCGGTGCCGGAGAACCACGTGGTGTCCCCCTCGCCTACCTTGACCGCTACACCGATAACTTGGAACCGCGGGTCGCGGATGTACTCCTCGGTTGTCATCTTGGACAGCGAATACTCTTTGGAGTAAAACGTCTCGAAATCGAGTGCTATTATGTCCATCACACTTCCTCCACTGTCACGCCCGCCTCATCGAACTGCATCATGGTCAGGGCATAGTCCTCACCCCAACGTGACATGAACTCCGGGGATGGTGCAGGCCACACTACGTACCGGATACCGGACTGGATAACTTGGGCCGCACACTGGGCGCAGCAGGGGTGCGTCACCACGATGGTGCACCCATCCAGCGGGGCCGTAGCAAACAGGATCGCATTCTTCTCGGCGTGCAGCACCATGCGGTATTTGACGTACCGGTTCTCTAGCCGTTCCGGCGTATCCTTCACACCTCTGGCAAACCCGTTGTACCCGGCAGAGACGATGCGGCGCTTCGCATCAAAGATGACCGCCCCCACTTTCGTGGAGGGGTCTTTGCTAAGTTTGGCGACATGGGCTGCCATGTCTACGGCCCACGTACGAAGCCGCTCGCTATCGATCGGGTTCACAATATGATCCCCGCGGCATCGGCGTTGATCGCGATCAGGTGCTCGGCCTGCGTGCGCGCGTCGGCAAGCGCGTTGTGCAGTGTTCCAACGCGCACCAGTTCCACCGCAGGATAGAGATTCTTCACAGTGCGGTAACACCGGTCCTTCCAGAACGGCCACGGGCACGGTACCGCGGCCCGGTAGTAGGTCTCACGCAAGATCACGTTATCGAATGTCGCTCCGTTGCCCCATACACCGGCAACTTTACCCCAGTCCCCCCAAGCCGATAGCGCGGATAGCGCCCCGACGACGGAGTATTGGTCGTCTTTAACCAGTAGCGCGGCACGGGATTCGTCGCTCTGGCTCATCCACCACATTACCGTGGACGGGTCGATGATACCGCCCGCAGCAACGGCGGAGGTAAGGTCCACGTTGACGTAAAACTTATCGTGTATGCCGGTAGCATCAAACGCTACGGCGCCGATGGATACGATGGGAGCCGTCGGGCGCGTGCCCATGGTCTCGAGGTCAATCATGATGTGCATGTCAGTCTCCTTGGGTTATGTGTTACGCATAGTGCGCGGCTACGTACTTCTTCAGGGTCCTAGCGATCTTCTTCGCAATAAACTCTGACGGTTTAGACCCGTTGTTGTCGACGCAGGCCACTCTCGTTGGCC